GCGGGGCCACGTCAAGATCGAGAACGGCATGGCCGTGATCTACGTTCCGGCCGATGAAATCCACGGGCTCCTGGTCGCGCTTGCTCCATGCCCGTGCAAGGGGCCGAAGTCGAGCGCAACCCAGGACATACGCAAGCGCTTGGCCGACGCGCTCAAGTGGGCGAGGAACAGGCTATGACGCCAGACCAGGGAAGGCGCGAACGGGTGATCGGCAAGATCATGGCGCGCGTTGAGATCAACGAGCAAACCGGATGCTGGGAATGGCAAGGGCCAACCTCGGGCGATGGGCGCGGTGGCGGATATGGCCGCATGTGCCTGGATGGCCAGACCGTCGCGGTGCATCTGGTGTCCTACGTCCACTTTCACGGCTTCATCCCTGGCAAGAAGCAGGTGGATCATCTCTGCGACAATCGCTTGTGCTGCAACCCGAACCACCTGGAGCTGGTCACGCACCTGGAGAACCAGAAACGCCGCACGCATCGGCGCTTGCGCCTGGCGGTGTCCAATGGCTGACCGAATGACAGCCGCCCAGCTCCAGGCGTTCTACAAGGCCGACGGCGACCACAGCGCGCCGCGCCAGGACCGCGAGGGGCCGATCCACAAGGCGATCCTCCAGCGCCTCGATCTCTGCTTGCCGGGTGATGCGATCTATCACCACAGCCCGAACGAGCTGGACATGGCCGGACCCGAGGCGGCTCGCCAGATCGCCAAGGCGCGCAAGCTCGGCACCAAGGCAGGCTGGCCGGATATCGAGATCATCTGGCAGGGCCGCGCGTTCTTCCTGGAGATCAAGGCCAAGAGCCGACAGAGCGATGCGCAAAAGGATATCCAGCGTGATCTGGCGCGAGCTGGTGCGCCCTATGCCGTGGTAAGATCCGTGACCGAGGCCGAGGCCATTTTGAAACAATGGGGGCTTACATGACCGAACCCGATCTTGACCTGTCCATCCCGTCGCTAATGCGCGCCTGCAAAGGCAACGTGGCGATGTTGCCCAGCTTCATGGTGCATGACGACGACGTGTGGCCGCGTTCTGGCGTGGTCAGGACCGACAGCAAGGGCCGCATCCACATGCGCCGCTCGACCTTCATCCGAACAGTGTCCGGCAAGCTGCCGATCCTCGCTGGTATCTGGCACCGCATCGACGTTCAGGAGTTCCACCTCGATCTCAAGCCGCACCACCTCCAGGGATCGAGCGCCCAGGAGGGCGGGAACAAACGAGCGGCGGCGCGTGCCGTGGCAAAGGCCGATTGGGCCGGACGAGTGGAAGGGGATCAGGGGATATGGCACAGCTCCTGGTGGGGGATCACGGGCAACAGGACGTTGCCAGAGATGTTGCAGAGGCTAAGGCCCGAGGAACAAGCGGAAGCGTTGGCTCAACCGTTTTTGCCCGAGATGGTGGCGACGACGGCTAAGTGGGCCTGGACGCTTGAGGACGATCACGGCGAGTTTGTGGCCAGCATGGCGATCATGCCCGACGTAAACCGGCGCGGCTGGTTCGTCTCATATCCCGGTGCCGCAATCCGATCCTCGGCCGAGCTTCGCCCGCTGTTCCGGCTGTTCACGATCTTCCGCGACAGCGGCGCAGTCTATGACGAGTTGCGCGCCTGGGTGGCCTCTGACGACGAAAGAGCGATTAGATTTGCCGAATGGTTCGGTTTTCGGCTAGATTGCGGACCAGCGACAGGGTTTTCCCCGACGGGGCGCGACTTGAGCTTATACCTATGGAGGCGATGATGGGCGGAATTTTCGGGGGCGGCGACAACGGCGCACAAGAGGAAGCGAAGAAGCAGTCAGCGCAGGCACGGCGCGAGCGGCAAACCTCGAACGAGGAGGCCAACCGCTCGCAGCAGCGTGGCGAACGTGGCGGCGGTGGCGGCGCGAGCACTCGGGGTCGGGACATGCTGATCGGCAACCTGTCAGACCACCTTAAAAAACGCTCGGAGGCTGATCGTGGCGCAGTGGCCCATCGACAAGGCGTGGAAGGCGATCCTTGCCGCAAAGCGCGACAAGGAAGCCTCGGACGAGATTTACCGCGAAGCGATGGAGCTGACGTTCCCTGACCGCGAGAATTTCACCAAGCGCAAAGAGGGCCAGAACAAGGCCGCTTACAACTGGGACAGCACGCCCCAGGTGTCGGTGATCCGAGCCGCCAACCGTCTCTCCTCGGACTTCACCCCACAATTTCAGGACTGGTTTGAGATTGGCCTGGGACCGGCTGCAAAACAGATGCCGGACGAGGCTTTCAAGGAGGCCGTGGGCAAGGCGAAAGACGAGGCCAAGGCAGAGCTGGAGGCCGTCACCAACATCGTGCAGGCCGTGTTTAACGGGCCAGGCTTTCCGACCGCCTCCAATGAGACATACATCGACTGGCACTATGGCCAGGGCGGCATGAAGGTGATGCCGAACGAGGACTTCCTGGGCGAGCCGGTGATCTTCCAAGCCATGCCTCTCTCGCACTTCTACGCCTACGAGGGGCCGAACGGGCGGCTGGATCGCTGGTTCTTCTGGCACGAAATCCGCGCTGATGCGATCATGGCCGAGTGGCCAGACGCAACATTGCCCGAGAAGCTGGAAGAGGAGGCCGAGAAGCCGACGCCCGGCATGGTCAAGCTCGCCTCGGTGGTCTACCGCGACTATGACGAGAAGGAGCGGCCGTTCCGCTACGAGGTGTTCTGGCAGAAGGGCGCTGACAAGGCTCGCCTGGTCGAACGCCAGAGCCGCACATCGCCTTTCGTGACGCCGCGATACTCCAAGCTGCCGGGCGAAAACCGTGGGCGGGGTCCGGTGCTGTTCGCGTTGCCCGATATCCGCACCGCCAACAAGATCGTGGAGCTGACCTTGCGTGCCGTGGCCGTGGCCGTGGCTGGCGTCTACACCGCGACCGAGAACGGGCTGAACGGGCCGATCTCGATCAAACCCTATTCGATCATCAAGGTGCGCCGCAACGGCGGGCCGGACGGTCCCAGCCTCCAGCGTCTCGACAATCCCCAGCGGATCGACTTTGGCGAGCTGGTGCTGGACACGCTCCACATGAACATTCGCAAGGTGATCGGTGACAACAGCCTGCCGCCCGAGGCTGGCCCGATCCGCACCGCGACCGAGTTCGTGCAGCGTGCCCGCGAGCTGGTGGCAGATCAAGCTGGTGGTCTGGGCCGTCTCTATGCGGAGTTCGTGATCCCAGCCGTGCAGCGCGTCGTGGATATCCTGGAAAGCAAGCAAATCCTGCCGACGCAGGGGCTCCAGATCGACCAGTTTCTGATCGAGGTGCGCATGACAAGCCCGCTCGCGCGGGGCGAGGCCATGCAGGAAGTCGAGAACATTGTGCGCTTCATGGAAATGCTCAAGGCCATTGGCGGCGATCAGCTCATGGCGTTCGAGGTGGACCTGGAGAAAGCCACACCGCTCTTGGGGCGACCTGATGAACGTGCCGATGGAGGTGCGGACCACCAAGGAACAGAAGGCGCAGCTCAAAAAGGCAGCAGCGGCGCAAGGCGCGGCGCAGGCAAGGGGCCGATCCAACGTGGCGGCAGCGGCCGTAGAAGCGCAGGGGGGCGCAACAGAATGGCAGACGGTGATACCGGGCTCGACGCCCTGTTCCAGAACGCGGACAGTGACGCCTGGCGCGATCTCATGCGCCGCACAGAGGCGCAGGCACCCGTCAAGCAGGGACTCGATCCCGAGCTTTACGCGGTGGTGTTCTCGACGCCTGCCGGGCGCGAGGTTCTGGCTGATATGTATAACCGCTACGTCAACCTGACGCGCTGCGTGCCGGGCCAGGGGGCCGAGGCAGCGTTCTACCGTGAGGGCATGGCGCAAGTCGTGTTCGATATCGTTCACAACATCACCCTGGCGCAAGAAGGAGATGGCAATGGCCAAGAAGGATGATTTGATCGAGGAGGCCAAGGGCCTTGGGATCGAGCTGGACAGCAACGAAACCGTGGCAGACCTGGAGGCAAAGATCGCGGAAGCGAAAGCCAACCAGCCCGCACTGATCGAAGGAGAGGTTAAGCGATCCAAGGTGAACCGTGGCTCGCGCCGCCGGATCGAACGGGCGATCACTAAGCTCAACGAGGAGATCGACGCCGCGGTCAAAGAGCTGGACATGCAGGCGTTCGTCGCTGACGAGGACGGCAACCGCACCGGCGAATGGCCCGCCGTCACCCGACTGCGAGAAGCCAAAATCGAAGTAGGCGACCAGGTGAACCAGCTCCTCGCGGGCTGACACGAAAACCCACACCCCAGCGAACAAGGAGACGACGTGCATGTGGAAATTCTGGCAGTATCACGCCCCCGTTTGGAGCCCAGCCGATGAAGGCAAGAGTGGTTCGGGCGAAGGCGACGGAGACGGTGACAGCGGCGACCAGGGCGAAGGAGCTGGCGGCGAAGGTGAAGATGGCGAAGGAGATGGATCGGAACAGGGCGGCTCCTCGATCCTGGACTTCGCCACCAAAGGCAAGGCAAAGGAAGGCGAGGGCGACGGCGAAGCCTGGAAGCTGCCCGAGGGCATGGAGCTGCCGGATCATCTGGTGGGTTTGTCGGCTGACGAGACGCTGGCGAAGCTGACCAAGGCTTACCAGGGCGCGCGGCGCGAGCTGTCCCAGAAGGGCAAGGGCGAGGGCAAGCTGGAGGGCGCGGTGCCCGACGATCCCGACGGCTACAAGTTCGATCCCGAGGGCGACGACGACAAGATCGCGGACGAGCTGAACAGCGAAGCCTCGAAGCCCTACGTCGATGCGTTCCGCAAGGCGGCGCACAAGCTCGGTATCCCCGACAAGGCGTTCACCCAGCTCATGCGCGAGGGCCTGGGCGGGATCGCGGAAAGCGGGATGCCGATTGGCGTCTCGAACGAGGAGGCGCAGAAGATCAGCGGCGAGCAAGAGATGCAGTCGCTGGTCGAGGAGGTCGGCCAGAAGGAAGCCAGCACCATCGTCAACACCATCGGCACCTATGCCGAGAAGCTGGCCCAGCGCGGCGTGCTGAAAGACGAGCAGGACATGGCCGAGTTTTCCCAAATGGTCGGCACTGGCCGCGCGGCTCGCATCTTCCACCGCATCCTGACCGGCGAGATGGGAGAGAAGCCGATCCCGATGGCAGACGGAGCAGATGGATCGGTGACGCCGCAAGAGGCATACGCCAAACACGCGGCCGCAAGCCGGATGCCAGCCGGTTCTGAAAAGGACGGAGCAATGGCAGAAGCTCAACACCTGATGCAGAAGGCATTTGGCAACTCGCCGCAAGCCACTGGCTCGATCAAGTCTGGCGTGCTATAGGATCACAGGGCGCAAGCTCTGTATGAAACCTCCCTCACCTAAACGCCCCGGCAACCTCCTCCCGCCGGGCGTTTTTATGCGCGCTTGCCAGATCGTCCCTCTGGTGGCATATTGCACCACAAGATGCAGACCCGCGAGGAACGGCACCCGGCTTTTGCGACAGGCCCGTGACCCTCAAGGCCCTCGATCTCCCCCGATTGAAACCTTGAAGGAGTGACACAATGTCCACCTCTCTCTCTACCGCAGCAATCGCCAGCTTTGACGCTGATGTGAAGCACGCCTATCAGGATATGGGCAAGCTGCGCGACACCACGCGCGTGAAAACTGGCGTTGTGGGTTCGACCCACCGCTTCCCGAAACTGGCCGCTGGCCTGGCAACCCGCCGGGTGAAGCAGACCGACGTTGTGCCGATGAACCTCGCGCACACCAACGCGACGGTCACGCTCGAAGATTGGAACGCTGCCGAATACACCGACGTGTTCGATGATGCGAAAACCAACATCTCCGAGCGCGAGGAGCTGGCCGGTTCCATCGCCAAGGCGATCAGCCGCCGCGAGGACCAGCTTATCATCGACGCGCTCGAAGCGACCGCAACGACCCTGACCGTGGCCAGCTCCATCGGCGGGGCGAACACCAACCTGAACGTGGACAAGCTCCGTCGCGCGTCTCGCCTCCTGGGCGACGGCGGCGTGGGTGAGGATGAAAACATCACCTATGTCGGCTCCTATGTCGGCCGCGAAGGGCTCCTCGGGGGAAAACCCGAGGCGACGAGCGCGGACTTCAACACGGTGCGCGCCTTGGTGAATGGCGATATCTCCAGCTTCCTGGGCATGTCGTTCAAGTGGATCGCAACCCGTGCCGAGGGCGGTCTTGACCTGACCAGCGGCGACCGGACCACCTTCGCCTATGCGAAGTCGGCCATCGGGCACGCCATCGGAATGGATCAGCGGATGGAGGTCAACTATATCCCGACCAAGACAAGCTGGCTTGCAAACATGCTGTTCTCGGCCGGTTCGATTGAGATTGACGCCGGTGGCGTGGTCGAGATCACCTGCGACGAGAACGGCGCATAAGCGCCACCAGGGGCGGGCCTGATGCTCGCCTTTTTTTGAAATCAAAAACTGGAGAACCATCATGGCTTTCAACCTGCAAGGACTGGAGAACCACAGCGGCTCCGGCGGTGGCGTGAAAATCTGGAGCTACAATGCCGGGACCGACGCCCAAGCCGCCGTCAAAGGCGCTGGCTATTTCAACACGGCCGCTGGCCTTCTGAACGTCGGGGATCGCATCCTGATCCACGCCTCGGATGCCGACTTCGATGCGCACGTCTCGGCCAACGCTGCCGGTGTCGTTACCATTGCGGCAATCGACGCCTTCGCCTAATCCGCTGGGGTGTGGATGCGAGGGACGGGCCGGGGCTATCATGGCCCCGGCCTCTTTTCTTAGGGGGCTTACATGACCGACAGCAAAGTGGACGTTGCATCGCAAGCGCTGGCTCGCCTTGGCGAACCGGCGATCTCCTCTTTTGAGGAGGACAGCGACACGGCCGAGAAGGTGAACCAGCTCTACGAGCCCACGATCCTCCAGCTCCTCGGGTCGCACGACTGGAGCTTTGCTACGCGGCGCAAGGTGCTGGCCGAGGATGCGGCTGGCACTCCGATCAACGAATGGAAGCGGGCGTTTCTCATGCCGACGCTGCGCACGGATCGCGTGGGCAAGCCTCTATCCGTGTTCAACACGACGCGGCAGCGCGCGCCCCAGGTGTTCCTCTACGAAATCCAGGAGCGCTGGCTGTTCACCGACTTCGACCAGGTGGTGATTGAATACATTTGGCGCGTGCCAGAAAGCCAATGGCCGGGCTATTTTCACACGCTCGCAATCGAGGCCGTCGCCGCGACCCTAGCGCTGCCGGTGACGGAGAACGCGAGCAAGGAACAGATCCACCGCCAGATCGCCTATGGCAACCCGAGCGAGTTCGGCCGTGGCGGGCTATTCCGCACTGCCACCGAGGCCGACGCGACCGGCGATCCGACGCGATCCCTCCTGGACGATCACGATCCGATCTGGAACGCGCGCTTTGGAGGGGTCTACTGATGCCCACCAGCCGCCATGTCCAGACCAGCCTTTCCGCAGGCGAGTTCGATCCGCTCCTCTGGAGCCGCGAAGATGTGGCGTTTTCTACAACTCGGCGCGCATCATTGAGAACGCGGTGCCTCTGCCCCAAGGCGGGGCAAAGCGGCGCGAGGGCTGGCGGTTTCGCGCACTCCAGCGCGGCCCGATCTCCTCGATCAGCCTGGGCGGCGCAACCGTCACGGCCGCAAACGGCGGCACGGTCGCGAACCTGACCGACGGCTACCGCGATACGTTCCTGGAGACTGGAGACGTGGGCACAGCGACGGAATACGAGATCGCTCGGCTGGACTTGGGCAGCGCGCAGGCGGTGTCTTTGTTTGATGCGCCCGGTCTTCGGATCGTCAGCTTGCCGGCCGGTATCTCAACGGCAAATATCACGCTCCAGACCAGCTCGGACGGCTCTACCTGGTCAGATGTGGCATCCATCTCCGTTGGCAATATCTCTTATGATCGACGTTTCGGCGCAGCTCCTGACACGCTCTTGGGAACGGCGCGCTATTGGCGTGTGATCGTAGACAATGCCTCGGCGCTCGATCTCAAAGGTGCCACAGTCGAGCTGTCCGGCGTGGAAATGCAGATCGAGGCAGGCTACAGCTCTGGCGGCACGGTCGAGGCGTTCTCCATGCACCGCCTGACGACAAGCATAGAGGACGAGTATATCCTGGTAATGATCGGGGGTGCTGCGACGTGTTCGACGGATTGAGCGGCGCATGGATGGCGGCAACACCGATCCCGCACACGGCCGCGCAGGTGGCCTCGATCAAGGCCGCGCCGAACCTGGACACGCTGATCCTCTACCACCAGGACCAGCCGCCTTACATCGTGCAGCGGCTGGGTAGCGACCAAGACTGGCGGTCAAGCCCTCTGGAGTTCGACACCATAACCGAGTTCTCCTTTGACGACGAGGATACCGGCGGCGGCGAGAACGAAATCCAGTTCTTGCGGTTCGATGACATGAATAGTGGTCACAAGCTCTTGGTCGAATACAATGGCGCGGCCAGCGACGAGATAAGCTGGACCAACACCGCATCGACCAACGCGGCGAACCTAGAGACGGCAATCGAAAGCCTGCCAGATATCACCTCCGTGACCGTGCGGATCAGTGAGGGATCGGGCGCGAACGCAGAGCTTGAGGTCGGAAATTTTACCCGGGCAAGGGATGGCAAGATATCCTGGCCGATCCTGGTGATCGACATTTTGACCGGCGACGGCACGGTGGTGCTGTCCCGCAAGCAGTTCGGCAAGAAGACTTTGACGCGCTCTGGAGCGCCACGCGCGGCTATCCGAGCTGCGGCACGTTCTATCAGGGACGGCATTGGATGGGCGGCTTCAAGGCTCGACCTGATGTGATTGTGGCCAGCCGGGCGGGCGCGCTGTTCGACTTCAAGGAGGATGCAGACCCGGTGGCAGCGTCTCCGATTGTGGTCGCACCGAACATTGACGAGCAGGTGACAATCCAGAATATTTACCCTGGACGGCACCTGCAAATCTTCACCAGCTCGGCCGAGCTTTATGTGCCCGACGAGCCAATCACCATCGACAATATCGCACTCAAGGTCACGACCCGCCATGGCTCCACGCCGGACGTTAATCCGGTGAACGTGCAGGGTGGCACGCTGTTCGTGGATCGCAACGGCCGCGCGCTGCGCGAGTATCTGTTCACCGACACCGAGCAAAGCTATTCGGCCGAGCCTGTTTCGCTCCTGGCCGGGCACCTCATGTCGTCGCCGCGATCCCCTGGTGCTGCGCCGGGCGCGCGACGTGGACGAGCCGACTATCCCTTTTGGGTGGGCCCAAACACCGGGCCCCCGACCGCAACGGCAACCAGGTGCCTGCCGCCATGTGCGTGATCGACCGAGCGCAGCAGGTGACAGGCTTCTTCCGCATCAAG